TAAACGTCTTTAGAAACAGACTTGTTTTACTTTCAGATGAATATGCTTGCTTATCAGCAGCTGATGATTACACAAGGTATTGGCCTGAAACTGTTCAGACTGTGGTAGATAGTGATCCTATCTTTGTGAGTACAGGTGGTACTGATATTAACTTTCTTACTTCAAGCATGGCATTTTCAAATACCTTGCTTCTCTTCAGTAGAAGTGGTCAGTTTAGATTAGATACAGGTATGTCAGGACTTGGTGCTCCCCTTACTCCTAGAACTGCAACGATAACTGCAATGACTAAATTTGATTCTAATGATTTAGTTGATCCTATAGGTGTAGGTCGAACTGTATTCTTCCCTGTAGATAAAGGAGAATATAGTGGTTTGCGTGAGTTCTATATTCCAGACGTAACAGGTTCAACTCCTATATCAGCAGAAGTAACAGCATCAACACCTCGTTATATACCTAAGAACTTAGTAGCTATAGCTGCATCAGTATCAGAAGAAACAATAGTAATGATTAGTAAGGATGAACCTAAACGATTATATATTTATAAATTCTTATTCCAAGATGAAACCAAGCTACAATCTGCCTGGTCATATTGGGAAGTTAAAGGAGCTAAGTCTATTCTTTCAGCATCAATCCTAGATAGTGATTTGTATATCATTGTCGAATATGCTGATGGTGTTTACTTAGAGAAAGCATCACTAAGACCTGAAACAATTGATGCAAATACTGAAATAGAAATCCTGTTAGATAGAAAAACGACAGAAGCTAATTGTACTTTTAGTGTTACTAACTCTGGTGGATTGAATGCTCAAACTGTAATTACTTTGCCATATCCATTAGCTAATGCAGGAGTAACAAAATTAGTTGGTCGTCCTTTAACTGTTGGAGGAACAAACTATGCAGACATTAATAGTTTTCCTACATCACAACCTTCTACTAACACAGTCATAACTATTGTTAATGGAGAAGGATTAGTAGTTAGTAGTTCAGGAGGATCAACAACAGGAAAGACGACAGGTAATGCAACAGTTACTATTACTGATTTCCCTTCTTATTTACATAGCAAAACTATTCAGGCTAATGAAGCTATATCTTTTACAAAGCAAGCTGCTACTAATACTTATAAGTTCAAAGCATTAATCAAATTAAAACATGGATCTGTTTTGACACCTAAAGCTGAAACAGTTGGAGATGCTTCAAACAATGGAACAATTACTGTTGATGGAGATGTAAGTACAACAGCTTTCTTTATAGGTGAACCATACGATATGAAGTATGAATTTAGTACTCCATTTTTAAAACAACAAGATGAGTCTGGAACTATTTCTGTTACTGCATCTCCTTATTTACAACTAAGAAAATGGGCAGTTGTTTTTAATAAGACTTCTTCTTTCGTTATAAATGTTACTCCTTTTGGAAGACCTACTTCTTCTTATCCATATAACGGACTGCAAGTTGGTCAGAATTTAATAGGTCAAGTAGGTATCCCGAAAGAAACTTTTAGAGTTCCTGTTATGACTAGAAATCTTGATGCTAAGATTGAATTGTTTAGTGATAGTCCATTACCTTGTATCTTTCAATCAGCTGAATGGGAAGGCTGGTTACAAGAACGAGCGAGGAGAATATAAGAATGGCAATTCTTAGACCTTCACTTCTTTCTGATGTTTCAGTAGTAGCAGAAAACATGAGAAAAGAAGATGTAGATGAAGTGAAAGCTCATACAGGTGGTTGTCCTAAAGGTAGTTTGTTGTATGCTTATTTTATGAGTAAACCTTGTTTAACAACTGTAAGTCGTCATGGTCATTTAATGTCAATGGGTGGAGTTGTTCCTGAAGGAAAAGGTATAGGACGTATTTGGTTATTAGGATGTCAATCAATGTTTGATGATTCTATTGATAAACGATGGTTCCTTAGAAGATCAAAAGAAACATTAGATGAAATGCAATCTTTATATCCACTTCTTTTTAATCTGGTTGATGCAAGAAATACAGTACATGTAAAATGGATTCATTGGTTAGGTTTTACTTTTATTAAAAAACATTTAAACTGGGGGCCAGAACAAATGATGTTTTATGAATTTGTGAGGATTTAAAAAATGTGTGTCCCTCCTATTGTTATTGGTCTTCTTTCTGCTGGTCTTGGTTTCTTTCAACATCAGCAAATGGTTGCTGCTCAGAATGAAGCAATAGAAATACAGAATATAAATCAACGAGCACAATTTGATAGAGACAAGCTACAAGTAGAAGCTAATAGATTTAGAGAACAACAACAATTTCAATCTACAGAATTAGCAAATGAAACAAGTGAATTTCTAGCAGATAGAGCGTTTGAAAAAGAAACACAATCTATTAATTTACAAATAGCTCAAGCACAAGAAGAAGCTGCACTTAAAAAACGAGAAAAGAAATTAGAAACAACTAGAGCAAAAGGAGAAATACTTGCGACAGGAAAGGGAGGATTAAATATTGTTAATTTATTAGCTGATGTCGATTCACAATATGGTCAATTTGATTGGGCTGTCAATAGGAATCTTGCCTTTACAGGTGCTATTGGAGATCAGGATAAACGTAGTACAAATATCAGGAGATCAAGTAGATTAGCTCAACTCAATCCTTATATAGAACGAACGTACATAGATCCTGTAAGACCAGTAGATGCACCGAAGATAAGAAGTAATACAGGATTGGCATTGCTAAGTGCTGGACTGCAAGGTGCTAGTGCAGGTATGTCTTGGCATACTGGTATGACAAATGCAGGTTACAACTATTCAGGAGGACTTTTTGGGCGTTACACCAAACCCTAAAGCATAATTAACTATGGCAAAGTATTCACATGGACAATCTAAAGGGGTATCTGATCGTAAAACATCAGGAAGACTCACAGCTCTTAACCAAAGTACAGCAGCAATAAAACAATATGACTTGAAAAGTGGTGCTGGAGCTACTCCTAAATTCAAAACTAATACCAATGATTATTATCAGTCTCAACCTTTAAATGTACCTCCAGCTATTCAAATACCAAACCCTCCAAAAGCACATGATAACAGTCAGAATTTAAAGAATTTAGCTACTGCCTTTGGTGATATAAATACAAAACTACAAGCATTTAGTTCTGACTTCTGGGAATGGCAAGGAGCAATGGATCGTGCTGCAAGAAAAAGAGCTGAAATAAGAGCAGCTGAAGAAGAATTAGAAGAAGATGAAAAAGTAAATTCTGCTAATACTCAATTAAATAAAGCAAAAGATGCTCTTGAGAAAAAAGGACAAACAGACCCAGAAGCTAAAGCTTCTTATGGAATCTTTGCTTCAATGGATCAAAGAGTAGAAAGAGAATATGGTGTTGTTAAAGCAAAAAATAATGGATTAAATGCTATTAGTAATTTAGATAATTATGCTTTAGAAATATATGAAAACTCTTTTAATGATCTTACGAGAGAGGATAAAGAGTCAGGTGATATTATTCCTGTTAATCCAGGTACAAGTGAATTTACTGAATTACTTTTAGATAAAATAAAGGGAGAAATAAATAATCCTAGAGCTTATCTAGAACTTCAACCACAAGTTCAAGCAGGTATATTATCAGCAAGACGAAAGATTTCTACAATTCATGCAACGTATAAAGATAATAAATCGACTGAAACTCTTAAGTTAGGATATGGTTCTCAAATTAAAGAGTTTATAAACGCATCGGAAGAAAAGATAACAGGATATAGCATTAATGAAGCAGGTGAAAAATTTCAAATTGAAGAACCTGCTAGTTTTAATAAAACTATTAATCATTTCAAATTAAAGTCAGGAACATCTCTTGAAAATTATCAAAAGAATACAGATCCCAAAACTCTTCTTACGCATATAGCTCAAGCTACAATTGAGAATGTAGACCGAACAGATCTTGCTGATGGTATAGAAACAGTAGAAACAATGCTTATGAATACAAGAATAGGTGCAGGGAAAGGACAATTATTAGCTGACAGAGTTGGAGGGAAAGAAAAACTACAACTATTATGGAAACAAGCAATCAGTAATGCAAGAAATGAGGCTTATAGAATTACTGATTTAGTAGATGTAAACGCAGCTGAAGAGACAGCATCAACTTGGGCACTTAAAGTTATCAATGATGCTGGAGATGCTGATCTCACATTGGATGGAGTTCAGGAATTTGGAGATCAAACTACTTATACAGTAACCATTGATGGAAAAGAAGAATCTTATATAGTTAATAAACCTCCAGGCCATTCTACTGTTGCTTTAGAACGTGTTCGAGATTTTTTTAAAAATGAGAAAAAAAACGCTTATAGAAAATTCGAAACAGGAATAGAAATTAGGGCTTATCACAAAATATTAGATGAACACTTAACAGGTTGGTTAAGAACCGAGGGAATAGAAGAGCAAAATGTAAATCACAACTGGTTAAGCAGCAGGATAACAGAGGGAAATAATCCAATTCAAACTAAAGCTTTAATTATATATTTTGGAGATCAAGGATGGATTACAAAAGATCACGAGACTTCTTTACTACAAGACCATTCATTAAAGGCAAAATTAGATAGTCAAAGACAACTATTCGAGAGAAGAATGAAAG